AGGAGTAGTTAATGCCAATTCAAAATTTCCTAATTGTTCATCCCTATAACCTTGGGTATAGAGGTGGATTATGGCTACTTTATATAGTTCTGATACTATAATACGCTGGATACGTTCGATGGTACGGGCAAATCTGATGTCTTGGGCTGCTAAAGTGGCTTTTCCATCAGTGTTTTCATCATATCCCATAAATGCTTTAGGGATTTTTAGAGCCGCAAATAATTTATTTCTTAAATATTCTACGTCATTAATGCCTTCCCATTGCAAACCACTTAAATTATCGATTTTAGTGTTTTGGTCATTACCCCTTACAGGAATATAATAGTCCTCTAAAAGGTTTTGCATGTTATACCTTAAGTTATAATCTCCAGTTTGGGGATCCATATATGGAGTTCTCTTTAACTTTGATAAAGTTCTTTCCATAAAGGCGTCTACCTCATTTGGAGGAATTGAACCCACATTCATATAAAAAATACGTTTTTCTGGGGCTCTAACAATACGATGGATTAACATTGCATCTTCCATCAATGTATATTGTTTAAACAATTTACGAGCAGGTTCAATATAACTTCTACCATAAGGTAAAAAGTTCATATCTGTTAATAAACGAAAGTGTAATACTTCATAATTATCAAATATTATAGAACTATCATGTTTATCAGAATTAGGTACATTGTAATACCCATAATCTGAAGCTGCTACTCCGTCTGGATCAAATCTGAATTGGATTTTGAATGGGTCGTTTGGTTTGCCTTCGCTGTTATACCCTACTCCTCCTTCAATTCTTTCAATATGGAAAGCTGTATAGGGAATAATATTATAAACACCAAATTCTTCGGCAATTTCTAGTTTTAAGAAAAAATCACCATACTTACACATATTACGAACCCAAGGCCACAAATTAAATTCTATATTTAAAATGTCATAAAACAAATTATATAGAATTTTTTGTATATTTTCATCCGAAGAACGAATGGATAACACCTCACCCATATCATTTTTTAGGGTAGATTCATCAGCTATAATATCTAAAGCAGATGCTATAATAGCATCTGTATCCATAGCATCATAATCAGAATATAAAGAAGGCCTTAAATATTGATAGTTAAAATTTGTTTGAGCTCCATATAATGAAGTAGCTGAATTAGTATAAATTCTATTAAATCTATCAACTAGGGCATTAGTTTCGTATTGACCCGATTGTTGAATTTTATTGGTATCAAAAACTTTAATTTGGTTTCCCCCAGTGTTACGAAGTATAACATCAGTTGAAAATAATCTTTGTAATCTAGTAAATAATCTTGTATCTGCCATTTATTTATATTTTATAAAAGCCAATCAATATTTTCAGCTTTACCCCCAATATCCATTCGGTATGGGTTTTCTACTCTATGATTTGATGAATATCCTCCACTAAATGTAGTGGTGTTAGATTTAATACTGTTTAATGCCGCCCTAGCCATATCTACACTTTGTTTTTGGAATCTAAGTGATGTATCACGCAAAAACATACCAATACTAAATGGCATAACCAAATCATCGTTATATCCTTGTTGGGCTTCAGCTCTACCATTTTTCCATATAAATACCTTCATTTCTTCTAATAATCTTTTAGATCTAATCGTTACTGAATTATCTCCTAAAAATTCTCTAAATTTATTTATACATAGAGGGCGGGTTTTTAGTGATAATGTAAACCCAGGAACCATATCATTTTCGGTTTCATATACCTTTAAATATGATTCAGCTGTTAATCTGTCGGATTTAGGGCTATGGTATAAATTTCTATATTCCCTTTCAATTATAGCATCTAACGTTGCCCAACCTATATTAGCGTTTTCTACTATTAATAAAGCATTATTATATTCTGTAGCTAATCCTACTAAAAAATACCCAAATTCTTTAGGGGGCATTTGACCTCTATATTCAGCTACTTGTGTGTTATTTTGTATGTCAATTATGTGACAAGTTGAAAAATCCTTACCATCACCTCTAGCCACATCTGCTACTGCCATATATTCTTTAGAATAGTCTGGAGTTTCCCATATCCATAAATTTTGGTCTATTCCTCTTCTTTCAAATGGATCTTTTACTGTATGTTCTCTAATATAATTAATCCATTCAGGAAAAAATACAGTATCACCTGATGTTGCAAAGTCACAGTCACATTCTTGTGCTGCTAAACGTGGATCCCCCAACAATTCATCCTGACGTTTTCTCCAACTTTCATCTCGTTCCGGATGAACATACCAAGGGAGTTTAATAGGGAGAAAATCATTTTCATTATTTTCAGCTGAAACCCATGTTTTATGGAACCAATTACCTGTACCATATGGTGTTGAAAGAACTATAGCTCCTCCACCCGTAGCTAAAGTTTGCTGTGCAGATGCCCAAATATTATCAATTTGTTCAATAAATGCTGCCTCATCAACAATTAATAAAGATACAGCTTCAGATCTACCAGCATCTGAGTTTGCTGAGGTAGCTTTAATTTGGGAACCATTGCTTAAACGTAAAGATAATTTATTATTTTCTTCAGCAGGTATTTTTAACCATGAAGGTAAACTATCAAACATAAATTTAACTTTCGTAACCATGTTACGAGCAGTTTCCTGTTTGGTAGCAATACATAAAACGTTTTTATCTTTTTGGAATAACATCAACCATAAAGCATAACCTGCTGTTAAAGTTGATATACCCAACTGACGAGATTTTAATATAATTGAATATGGGTTTTTCTGTACAAGCTTTAGAGTTTTTTCTTGAAATGGATAAAGACTAAAAAGCACCCTTCCTCTTTGAGGGTGTTGAATAAAACAGTATTTTTTCATAAAATGTACTGGATCTTGGGCACATTTTAAATATTCCTGTTTTATTATTTGTTTTATGTCTTTATTCATTTGTTAATTCTCCAATACAAACGAGCAGATAATACAGGTTCTAGATTTTGGTTTACTCCTAAACCTATCCCATAAGCATGATAGTTTTTGCTTCTATATAAAAATTCTGCACCTACAGAATTTAATTGGGTTGGAACTACTGCTGCTGATATGCCTGCATAAAATTCACGTTCATTTAATATTTCAGTATTAGTTATAGTAGTTGTAGGGATAAGAATATTAGAAGATGTTTCCCTAGAAAATATCTTATTTTCTGTAATAGTATCTAATATAACTAAATATCCTAAAGTATCTAATTTAATAGTATCTTGGTAAACATATTTAGCATAATAATCTTTTAATACCTCTAAAGTGTCAATATCTCTAAAAACTGTATCTGTTTCTATAATAGTATCAATATTTGTTATAATCCTATCATACCATTGAGGTTGATATACGATCTTTTCAATTTTAATCGTATCATATACAGTTTCAGTTTTGGTAATAACTTGAGGTTCCTGGGGAGAAGGAAACAACCTCGGAACCATATGAAATAACAACAAAACTAGTATTAATACTATACCAGCTTCTATTAAAATATCTTTAAATGGTGTTTTCAAAATCTCTTATATTTACATTCACAATTCCTCAAAAAGTTTTTTCATAAAAGCTATATAGTTGTGTTGCCCATATTCTTTAAGAACTTTTGCTACAGCTTTAGCAAAATCAGCATAATGCGTGTCTTCTGGGATTGTGATGGTGGTGGGGGGTTGGGTATTATCTTCATTTTCCCCCAAAGTGTTTTTTATATTTTTAGCATCAGTAGGTTCTTCATCTTCTTTAGATAATGATTGACCTAATTTATCAGCTTTTTGTTGAGTAAGATCTAATTCTTTATTTAGGGCCTGTTGTGCTTTGATATCATCTGGATCTGCTTCAGATAACATCTCAATAATTTCATTACGAATATACTCTTTTAAAGATTTTCTAGTCATCATATTTTTTCCCATTGTAATTGTATTTGTTATTTATTTTAATAATAATAACCTTTCATTTTGGTTATAAATATTATAAAGACAATGTTCTTTTAATTTGTTCAATGCGTTCTTCTGTAGTACCATGAATTTTATGATAATTTTTAATCCTATAACTATATCTATTAATAGTATTAAGAATTAT